AGACGAAAAACCAATACCCAAAGAAACCCAAGTGGTTATGCGTAGGTTACGTTTGGGTTCTGATGAGTTACATTTTCTGACTAATGTGCTGTCTGATTTCTTTGTTTTGACTGATTTAGGTTACTTTCACAGCCGCATAGAGAAAGAACTAGAGAATTATAGAGTGCAGTTTGCTAAGAATAGAATCAATGGTCAGCTAGGTGGCAGACCTCGTAAGCCAATAGATACGTCAAATAAAACCCAAGTGGTTTTAGATAATAACCACATGGCAACCGAAAATAACCCAAGTGCGCCCCTAACCAATAACCAAGAACCAATAACCATTAACCAAGAACCAGTTGGTGGAGGTGGTAGAGTCATTGAGTTAAAGATAGCAAATCCACCACCACCTACCGAGTTTACTTATTCAAGTCAAAAGTTTTCAATGTATGGTGAATGGACACCTTCTGATAGCTTTGAAACATTAGCTAAGATTGCTGGCATGAAACTTGGTGATGATTACCCAGTTGATGAGTTCTTAGAGTTTAGGACATACTGGGTAACGCAACCTAATATGCAGCGCACCCAAGGTGAGTGGGAACACGCCTTTATTAAAAGCTATAAGATTAAACAACTCAAAGGGGCTAAAAAATGAAATGGGCTAAAAAAGAACAAGACGTTGAAAGCAGTCCTAAGTCAGTTGATGGAATGTGTATGTGTTACGGCTGCATCATGCCAGGCTCGTTAAATAGCTCAACTAGTGGGCCAGTCAATGATTGGATGTGTGCTGCACACTTCAGGGCTGATTCTGGTAACTGGGCAACCATAACGCATCGTTACCGCCAGCATGAGCAATTGGTTAATCTAATACTAACCATTCGCAAATCATTTCATGGACAACCGTTTGATATTAAAGGCTGGCTAATATCGCTGCACAATAGCGGTGATGCTGAATACTTACCCAATGACTTAGATCGTAGGCTTGATAACAGTTTAAGCATGAGGAAGTGGGGAGTTAGATTGGAAAAGACATTATATGAACTTGTAACGCATGGCATTACAAACGTGGTTAAAGATGATGGGCCATCTGTATCAAACAGCATTGATATTATGAACATGGCTGATTTAGTGTTGAAAGAGATTGGCAGACGATGATATGGACTAAGTTATCCGAGTATTGCATTAAGTCTGGTGACTGGACTATTGCTAAATATCACCTAGGCGATAAAATCAAATACGGTTTATACCGTTTAAACGAAAGTAAAGGGTTCTTTGCCACAGCAGATGAAGCGAAGGCGCAAGCAAATGATTAACAACTTCTCATTAAGCACAGGCAATCTACCTAACCTTATTGCTAAACTTCACCAGCTAGACCTATCACTTGGTTATATTGTTACTGCAAAGCCAAGAAAGTCCACACGATCACACTCCCAGAATGACTTGTATTGGAAGTTTGTCACCGAGTTTGGCAAGCACTTTGGCTACGATAAAGACTTCACACACGATATGCTGCGCTACAAGTTCTTATCTAAGGTCGTGAACTATGATGGTGAGGAAGCGAAACAGCTGCTATCAACTACCAAGCAGGACACCAAAGCAATGAGTGAGTATCTGGACAACTGCATACGATACGCAGCAGAGAATGGGTTTGTGTTTGATGACCAAGGCTGAACGTGCTTATTTTAACAAGGTGGTGGAGCTGGGTTGTATTGTTTGTCAATCCCCTGCCGAGATACATCACTTAAGAACTGGTGCTGGTATGGGTATGAAAAGCAAAGACGTTATACCGCTATGTCCAAACCATCATCGCAACGGTGGTCATGGTGTTGCTATCCATGCTGGGCGCATAGCATTTGAAACAAACTTTGGCACAGAGCTGGAGTTACTGGAGAAACTGAAAGGGTTACTATGAGTGGGATTTATTACTCTAAAGCTAAGGGAAAGTGGGCTGCGCAAACAAGAGTGCATGGCAGGATGGTTCAGATTGGTGCATACGACACACCAGAGGATGCTATAAAGGGCTACAGCGAGTTTAAATTGAAACAGCAGAGTGAGCCATCACCCAGCGATTTAAAACGCTTAGAACGCTACAAAGAGTTTTGTGCTTATTGCCATATACCTAGAACAATCTCTGAATTGTTTGCTTATTTTTATAAAGCTAACAGCAGTTCAATCCGATCACTGGCTGAATACTTAAGCAATAACGGCTTTGTTAGCAAAACCATTAGGGACAGCAAGACCAATGCAAAGGACAAATATTATTATCAGACAATTAAAAACTTTACCAAAGCTGATTTAAAGCCCCTTGATCGTAGTTATCAAGTTAAGGTGAAGGCTGAAGTTGAACCTGAAAAAGAAAAGACACCAGGCGCAAAGGTAATTTGCTTTGACAGTGGAGTGCTAAGAGAAAAATACACGCAACAACGCAAGGCAGATAGGTTATCTGCAAAAATATCTAAAACTTATGTGAGTGGGAGTAGTTTAAATCTATTATGAAAAATCCAGCAGACAAAGTAGAACAGTGGGACATTAACAAGCTAGTGCCTTATGCTAGGAACTCCAGAACGCATAGCGATGAGCAAATAGCACAGATAGCAGCAAGCATCAAAGAGTGGGGATTTACTACAGCTGTATTGGTTGATGAGCAAGGCGGTATTATTGCAGGTCATGGCAGAACACTAGCAGCGCAACGGTTAAATATGAAAGAAGTGCCTGTGATGGTGGCTGCTGGATGGAGTGATGCAAAGAAACGTGCTTATATCATTGCCGACAATAAACTTGCATTAAACGCTGGATGGGATAACGAGATGCTTGCACTAGAGTTAGGCGAACTGAAAGACTTAGACTTTGACTTAGACTTAACAGGCTTTACTGCCGATGAGATAGCAGCGTTGATGCCTGAGCAGATTGATCCAGGCTTAACCGATGAGGATGCTGTGCCTGATGTGCCAGTTAATCCTGTTACCGTATTGGGTGATGTATGGATACTAGGCAACCATCGTGTGATGTGTGGTGATAGCACAAGTATTGATGCAGTAGAGAAGTTGATGGATGGGCAGAAGGCTGACATGGTATTTACTGATCCACCTTATGGTGTAAATATGCAAAGATCAGGTAGCATAAAAGGTGATGCGTCTATGGATGAAGCAAAAAGCATTATTTCTGCTGCAATTACAGTTGCATCTATTGTTTCAAAACAAGGAGCAAGTTGGTATTTTTGGGTAGGGTTTAGAGCATATTCTTTTACTGATTTTGAAATATCAAAACATAGAAAAATATCAAATTGTATTGTATGGAAAAAGCCATCTATTGGAATGGGTAAAGGAGGTTATAGGTTTCAGCATGAACTTTGTGTATTTGCTGGCGATGTAGAAAGTAGAAGTGTTTCTGATGTTTGGGAATTTGGAAGGGATTCATCAGGTTTACATCCTACAATGAAACCTGTTGAACTTGTATGTTATGGATTAAAAAACAGTAGCAAATCAGGCGATGAAATTCTTGATTTTTTTGGAGGCGCAGGTTCAACTTTAATTGCTTGCGAAAAGACAGCACGTAATTGTCGCATGATGGAACTAGACCCTAAGTATTGCGATGTAATAATTAAACGCTGGCAGGAATTTACAGGTAAGATAGCAGTTCACGCAGACACTAATAAACCTTTCGCGGAGGTTACACATGGAAACGAAAAAGAAAACAACTGAAAAATCGGTGCTAGAAAAGAAAAAGCAGAACGGTGGAGCTAGAGAAGGTGCTGGCAGACCAGCATTTGAGCCAACGAATGCCGAGAAAAAACAGGTAGAAGCCTTGTCAGGATATGGAATCCCAATCGAGCAGATTGCGGTGCTAGTGCGTGATGGAATAGACGCAGACACACTTCGTAAGTATTTCATAACAGAACTGCAATCAGGTAAAGCTAAAGCTAACGCACAAGTAGGTAAGACACTTTTCAACAAGGTGTTGGCTGGCGATACTACTGCTGCTATTTGGTGGAGTAAGACACAGATGCGCTGGGCAGAAACTCAAAAGCATGAGCTTACTGGTGCTGATGGTGCTGCGCTAGAGTTTACCAAGATAGAACGAGTAATCATTAAGAATGAGTAAAACCCTGCAACTGTCCACACCAGAGTGGGCTTTGCCATTACTGCAACCATCAAGATACAAAGGCGCATGGGGTGGTCGTGGTTCTGGCAAGTCGCATATGTTTGCCGAGCTTATGATTGAATCCCACATCATAGACCAAAAGAGGCGCAGCGTTTGTGTGCGTGAGATACAGAAGTCACTCAACCAATCGGTGAAGCGGCTGCTTGAAACAAAGATTGAAGCCATGAACGCTGGTGCTTACTTTGAGGTGCAAGACTCTGTTATCAAATCACGTAAGGGCGATGGCGCAATTATCTTTCAAGGTATGCAAAACCATACAGCCGACAGTATTAAATCGCTAGAAGGCTACGACTGTGCATGGGTAGAGGAAGCGCAGAGCCTTAGTCAATCCAGCTTAGACTTGCTTAGACCAACAATCCGTAAGCCAAACTCTGAACTATGGTTTACTTGGAATCCTCGGCAGCAGTCTGATCCTGTGGATTTTTTACTGCGTGGCCCAGAGCCGCCTGGCGATGCAACCGTTATCAAAGTCAATTACAGCGACAACCCTTGGTTTCCAGATGTCTTAAAAGAGGAAATGTATTACGATCTAAAGCGTGACCCTGATAAGTATCAGCACGTTTGGCAAGGCGAGTATCTGCGTAACAGCAATGCTAGGGTATTTAGAAACTGGATTGTTGATGACTTTGAAGCACCGGCAGAGGCAATCCATAGGCTTGGTGCTGACTGGGGCTTTGCTATTGACCCGACTGTGCTAGTGCGCTGCCACATTATCGGCAGGACTTTATACATTGATTACGAGGCTTACATGGTTGGCTGCGAGATTGTTAATACGCCTGAACTGTTTATGCAAGTGCCAGAGTCAGAGAAGTGGCCCATCGTTGCTGATTCTGCTAGACCTGAAACCATAAGCCACATGAGAAAGAATGGCTTCCCAAAGATAATGACTGCGGTCAAAGGTGCTAAGTCTGTAGAGGAAGGCATCGAGTTCTTAAAGAACTATGACATTGTTGTGCATCCTAGATGTAAGCACACAATTGATGAATTAAGTTTATACTCTTACAAATCAGACCCTTTGACTGGTAGAATACTGCCGTTGCTTGAGGACAAAAAGAACCATGTCATTGATGCTTTGAGGTATGCGTGTGAGGGCGTGAGGCGTGCTGCGGTCACTAAACCTGTATCTTTCACACCCTTGCCAAACGTAAAACACTGGTAGATAATAAGGAAAATTATGGCTATCACTAACGACCAAAGACTTTCAAACCTACATTCTGAAGCGTTGCGTCAGTTCAACGATATACAGACTGCGCTGCGTGATGAACGCTTACAATGCTTGCAAGACAGACGTTTCTACTCAATCTGTGGCGCACAATGGGAAGGCCCACTGTGGGATCAGTACGAAAACAAACCCAAGTTTGAAGTCAATAAAATCATGCTGGCAGTCATTCGCATTGTCAATGAATACCGAAACAACCGTATCACCGTAGATTATGTAAGCAAAGATGGCACTCCAAACGAAAAGATGGCAGAGGTCTGCGATGGTCTTTATCGTGCAGATGAGCAAGCATCGGTAGCTGATGAGGCTTATGACAACGCATTTGAGGAAGCTGT